TGCTCATGTTCTACGTTTTATTCCTCTGGTAAGTTTCTGACCTTTTGGAGGCGATTTTTTAGATCCACCAGGTCCTGCCCAATACACTTTGTCAGCCCAATAAGCTGCTGACATTTTTCCTTTGGCGATGTTTTTTGCATGACGGGCTTTAAAACTTCTTCTTGCTTCTGGAGAATAGTTATGCCCCATTGACGCATCTCCGAAGTGTATGAGTCGAACTTTTTCACCTTCTTTTGCCAACACCATACCTTTTTTTTCTGATCGGTCTGACCGTCTTGGTTTGTTGAATCCATCAAATTTCTTTCCGCGATATTCAATTTTTCCGCTTGGAAGTCTGCGCACTCCTGGAATTTTTGCCATTATTGTATCTCTTTTCTATATCACAAACTATATCCCACTGACGTTGCGTCAGTTGAGGAAATTTATTCTGTGCCTGAATACAACCTAATATAAAAGATTTTTCAGCATCTGTCAAAGAGTGATTATCAAAAAAATCCTTTAATGGTTTTTTAATACGACGTGTCATTTAAAAGTCTATATCTTTACCTTTATGTTCCCAAGTATCGTATCTCGTAGGATCTTTATGCGGTTTTTCTTCAGGAATTTCGTAGATAAAAGGATCAAGTTCCATGAGTTCTTTTTTACGTTTTTGAAACTCTCTCTCAAATTGCCAGTCTTTATACTTGTTGATTAACCAATTGATCATATTGTTGTCTCCTGTTTTTTAAAAGAGGTAAAAATGGAACTGCGTCTTGTTCAAAAATTATGGGATCGTCACCGTCAATAGTCATTATAATTGCAATATCTCTTATACCAGTTCCATACATCTCATTATGAGCTACAGCATATGCACATCCTTGAATATAATAGTCTGTAATTTGTTTAGAAGATTTTTTCTTTTTTGAGGTTTTAAAATCAATAATTGTAGGTTTGCCTTTCCAAACTCCAACCATGTCACAACGCCCAGCATATTGATATTTGTTAGACCAAAGTACTTGTTCTTGCCCCCAAATCTCTTCAATACCTCGTTCTGTAGCACGAATTAAATCCCGGCTCATTTGTCTAACATCCAACTTCTGTAACGAGATTTCTTCCCAGATGTTTTCTCCGTTGAAGTGTCTTTCAGCAAACTCATGAACCAACGTCCCACGGTCTGTAGCTTCTTTAGAAACACGGCGAGCCTCCTCCTCTCCAACCTTATCAATCCATCGTTGTAACCATGTATTGTCTGAGGTTTTTCCTAAAACTGTTGTAATAGATGGATATGATCCATCAGGTGTGTGATAAGTTCTGCCTGTAGGAAGAGTATCAGTGTCTACCTCAGTCGTGTAATTGAACTTCTCTTTTAAAATCTTCCACTGTGTTGACAATGGGTTTTCCTTTCGTATTTAAGCTGGTATTTATAAGAATGGGATACCCATATTGTCGAGTTTTTTCGAGTACCTTCCAAAGATAAGGATTTGAGGATCCTGTAACAGTTTGAAGTCTGGCAGTCATATCATGAGTGGTAAAATTACCATCAATAATGTTAGAAACAAACAACATATAAGGGCAGTGTTGATGCACTTCAAAAAACTTATTTGCTTCTTCAACTTGGCATATAGGCGCATACGGCCTCCACGAATCATCATATCGCTCCTTTATAATATCAAGTTTTTTAATATTATCAGGAGTTGGTGCGCAGAGCAATGATCGATTTCCAAGAGCACGAGGACCAAACTCAGCTCTTCCATTTATTACAGGTACAATCTCGCCACGTATAATTCGATCCGCACAATCATCTGCTAAAATATTATTAGAAGATTCAACACCAAGATAAGGAGTTTCCCATAAAGGTCGTTCTATTAACGCAGCTGCACCAATAGCGCATCCTGCATCTCCAGCTGCTGGTTGAATCGCAATTTTATCCCACGGAGTAAGAGTTAAAAGTTTAGTATTAGCAACACAATTAAGAGCAACTCCACCTGCATAGGCTAATTTTGTCATGCCTGTTTCTTGTTGAATCCAGTAACTTAAAGTTAAAAGAGTTTTTTCAAGAACACTTTGAACTGAGGCTGCAATATCCCAATCTAAACTACCAAAGCCCACCCCACGCTCTAAGTTTTGAAGCACTGTATAATCACCTTCGAGAGATTGCCAGTTTAAAATATGCTTATAAATCCAACTTTCCCATTTCGGCTCTCCATAAGCAGCTGCACTCATTACCTTACACTCATCAGAAAGAGGTTCGAACCCTAAAAGTCGGGTAGCAGCTGAATAGAACAAACCAAGAGAGTTAGGATAACGAAAGCGTTTTAACCACTCAATTTGTCCGTCACGATAAACTCCGAGCGATGTTGAATAACGATTACCTACAGTATCAACCACCATAACAGCACACTCGGTCCAGTTAGTAGTGCAAATAGAACTCATAGCATGAGCTTCGTGATGATCTACAAGTATAGGACGTGCTGATGTATATTGTTTTATTTCAGACTTAAACTGTGCATAAGTTGTTTCTTCATAGAAAGAGACAAAATCCCAATCATCCCAAGCATCTCTAAGCCAGCGAACTGTATTAGATGGAAATCTTTTATCAAACTTTTCACGAGAAAAACGCTCTTCATGAGAAGCTCCTTTAATATGTCCATCTATTAAAGAAGCAGCAGCGCTGTCATGATGATAAGAGCTCACTCCTAAAATCTTCATTAAAATACCTTTTTAACAAATTGTTATATCTTGATGTGTTAAATCCATTATAACCTACAGTACTTAAAAAGTCAACAAAAGTCCATCTTTTGTTATCGACGGTGGGCTGTATTCTGTGAACCATAAAACAAGGAAAAGTAACAGTTTTTCCTGGACTGGGATAAATAGTTGCAATAGTCTCTGAAGGTTCTGGGTAATCAAAATCAGCACCTAACTGACCTGTAGGATTCCAGTTTCCGATCTCAAGAGGTTTTCCTTCAGTTAAGTAGATAATACGTGTCCAAAATCTTCCGCCACGAGGATTTGATAATTGCCTACCTTCAAAAGAAAAAGAGTCAGAGTGCCAATCATAAACATCTCCTTGCTCAAGTAAAACAGCAGTTTTTCCATTTAAATTACAAATTATTCTGTTTTGATGATTAGGATCAGAGAAAGAATTAGCCTCTATATGTTTCAATAGAGGCTGGATATTCTTTTTGACCAGTTCGTTAGTATAAGTTTGTATACAATCTTGCCAGTCTTCGTGGATAAAATCACGAACAGGCATCAACCCACTCTTTAATTTCTTCCCATTTTTGTTCTTCTTCTTCAAGATTTTGTTTACGAATAATAGTAGCTACTTTTGTGATCGTTGTCACAGGCAGTCCATACTCATTTTTAATATCTTTTTTTAGTTCTGCGATAGATTCACGAATTGAGTCAGCTTGAATCATCAAATCTACAATGCGGTTAATTTCTTTACGAATTTCTTCTTGAAGTGCTTTTTCCATTTAGTCCTCTATGATACGTTGGTGTTAGCGGTGATAATTTGAAAAGTTTCTCTTACTTTAGCAGGTTTGCGGCGTACAAGACGGTTATCTTGAAGCTGTTTCATGGCTACATTGAATAGGGACAACGATGTGTCCGAGCTTGAAGTGATGTCGCTCTCCGAGCGATGGATGAGTATTTTTTGATGAATGAGATTAAGTGCGGTAACTAGATTGGCAGAACCGATAGCGCGTGACCCAGCAAAGTCGCCTTCGCGACGTGGTGACACAAGTTCCCATTGTTCATTTTCCCAAACAGAACCATCATCTTCATCAAATACTTCTACAGGCATTCCACCTATAATTCTGAATACTAGTTCAGCAGCTTCATCAGGAGTCATCGAATCCAATCATCCTTCCAAGGATCAGCGTAGAACCACGCCAGAGCTGTAGACACACGCTTCGCGTGAAACTCAGCATCTTGGCTCATAGCGTCAACAAACTCACGTTTAAATCTAAGCCAAGGGTTATTTTTATTCGTGACAGGTTTGATCGAGCGAATCTCACGCTGGTTCCAGTGTTCACAACGTTGTGCATAAGCTGGCTGCGAGTTAAGTGAACGTTCAGTTTCGTCTAACTTTCCCTGAAGTAGTGTGTATAGCTCTTGAAAAGCGGAGCTTTTCTCTTGGTCACTAATTGCAGCAACGCAGATGCGACGGCTGTTACGAACTAAATCACGATATGCGTTGCGCGATGTCAACTTAAAAAACATTTTTTACCTCTTATTAATAGCAAAGATTGTGCCGAATGGCAACATTAAATTTTAAATAAATCTTGAATTGATTTGGCAGTATGTGCTGTAGTCACTTCGCCAAAGGT